TTAATATTAGCCTTGAACAACAATCAAGCAATGATTTCTATTCTATCAGCGGTATCACTCCGGAAAGTCTAAGCGGTAGCGTAGGGGCCATGAGTGGCAAGGCTATTGATTTAAGACAATCAGTTACAACCGTTCAAACGGCTGGTATCTTTGAACAGTCGAAAGAAGCAGAACGCCAAATTGTTAAATTGTTATGGGGTGAGAAGAATGCACCTGGTTTAATTCCTCAATTCTACAACGAAGCCAAAGCAATGCGCATTGTGGGCGATGATGGTCAAAAGGAATTTGTACAGATTGCACCGGGTTTAAATCAACCTATGCAAGAACAGGTTTTAACCGATGCACTAGGGCAACCGCAACGTGATGCGGAAGGTAACCCGATTAAACAAGTCTTATATGATCTATCCGCCTTTGATTTCGATATCGTAATTACTACAAGTCAAGCAAGCGCAACGGCAAGACGTGCTAACCTTTATCAATTATTGGAAGCTAAGAAAAGCGGTGTTGATATTCCTATGGATATCATTCTTGACTTTATGGATTTCCCAGAAAAAGAAACGGTTAAGAAACGCATGCAAGAAGCAGCAGAAAAACCAGCTTTACCAGAATTGCGTGTTAGTGGCAGCCTAGATGATATGCCGGCGGAAGCATTGAGCATGTACTTGCAAACGCTAGGCGTACAGATTTCACCACAACAAATTATGGCGGAACGGTTAGCCTTGAAAGGTAAGCAGCAGAACATTCAAAATGCACCGCCAATTTTGCCGCCTACGAACGATTTAGGCACTATGTAATATAAATCTATCAACACAATAACAAACGCTCCGTAATGGGGCGTTTTTTATATTTCTTTCGCCCTAAGTAATGGCGTTAAAAGACTTGCTTATACATTATCGCCCGGCAACGGCGTTAAACTGCCATATTCTTATATTCGTCCGGCAATGACGTTAAAAGGCAATAAGGAGTATTTGATATGGAAAAAGATTTAGTAAACATCGAAGAAGCTGGTTTCACACCGGAAGATTTAGAAAACGCGGGCGTTGAACTGGAAGAAACAACCGAAGAAACGGATACACAGGAAACTGCACCAGATGAACCCTCTACAGATGATGCGGCGGAAAGTGATGCGAATGATGCGGAAGTAGAACCAGAAGCGCCGAACACTAACGAAGGTACGGAAGAAACGCATGCGAACGATCAGAACTTAAAGGCAGCACTTGCACAGGAACGCGCAAGACGTAAAGCAGCAGAAGAACGTGCTAGACAATACGAAGCACAACAACGGCCAATTACGTTGCCAGACGAAGAAGTATCAAATATTCGCGACTTTGTACGCCGTGAAGCATTGAAACGCTTTAATATTACGGCGGAAGATTTAGAAAGTCTTATGTTTGAAGATGTACAGAAATATAACGATTTCATTCGTTTTGAAGCCAACGCAGAATATACAATTACTAATCAGCAAATGGCGGCACATCAACAAAGACAAACTAATATTAATTTCGTAAATGAAATTAAATCATTACCGAACTTTGGAGAATTGTATCAACGCGGTTTAGAAAAGTTAAACGGAATGACGATGCGCGATGCACAACCGATTAACGATGCTTTTTATCGTGTTGATATTGGCGAAGGTACACAGGCCGATTTTGAAACCATTAGAAAATTTGTAACAGAATTGCAAAATGAACGGGCAACAAGTACCGAAGTACCGAATAACCCTTTACAAGTTGCGGCTACGTTGCCAAAAGCTGGCGCGTTAAATGGTGGCGTTCCTACGCCTAACAAAGTAACAGAAGAAGATATTTTAAAAGCGTATCAAACGGGCAACCTCGATGCATTGCCGGACGATGTACGCAAATATTTTGACGAATTATAAGAGGAAAAACATGGCAGAACAAAGAAATCAAGTTAATATTCCAGCGGCCTTAGTTCCTAAAGTATGGGCCAAAAAAGTATGGCACGAAGGCTTGAAAGAAAGCTATTTTGATAAATTTACAGCATTGGACGGTTCCAACGTTGTACATAAGAACAAAGATTTAGAAAATGTAAAAGGTGATAGCGTAGTATTCGGCTTGATGATGAACTTAACAGGTTCCGGCGTTGAAGGTAACCGCGCTAAATTATCCGGCGCAGAAGATAGCTTGAACATTTATGATTTCACAGTAAACACTCAATTAGTGCGTAATGCGGTTTCCCGCTTTGAAGCGGACGACCAAAAAACACAATATGATATGTTGAAAGAAATCAAAAGCGCATTGAAACAATGGTTATCTGATTGGTTAGACGATAAATTAATCTCTAAACTTTCCGCAACACCTACTAGCGGCGAAGTATTATATGCAAGCACAGCTAATACACAAGCAAGCATTACGGCAAACGATAAATTGACTACAACTATTATTTCCCGCGCGAAACGAAAAGCGATGATGCACGGCCCTAAAGTACAACCAATTAAGGTTGACGGCATGGACAAGTATATTATGCTTGTATCCCCATGGGCGGCTCGTGATTTAAAAGACGATGAAAAATGGCTTGCAGCACAACAAAACGCAAATGTTCGCGGTTCTAAAAACCCTATTTTTACAGGTGCATTAGGCGAATATGACGGTGTAATTCTTTACGAATACGAACGCGTATTATCTGATACTACAGGCGCATCTAGTGCAAATGTATGCCATAACTTATTGTTGGGCAAACAGGCAGCATGTTTCGCAGTAGCTAGACCAGCGAAACACATCGAACAAACAGACGATTACGGCAACATTGCTGGTAATGGTATTGCGTTCTATGGCGCGGTTGAAAAAACTAAATTCAATGCCAAAGACTACGGCGTAATTCAAGTAATGACTGGCGGCGTTGTTGAACGCTAATTTATAGGTATAGGCGGGGTGATACCCGCCTTTATTCTTATATGGGGTGAATATGAACGTAAAACAAATAGTAAATAGGGCGTTCATGCAAATAGGCGATACATCGCAAGAAACGTATACACCATACCAGTTATTGGAGTATTACAACGAAGGCAATCACCTATTAAACGCTTTAATTAGCCAATATTGCCCTAGCCTTGCAACTGCCACGCATGAAGATAACGGAACGGGGCGAATTGTACTGCCGTTTCAATGTATCGGAGTGTTAAAGGTACAAGCAGATGATGCGGAAGTGCAAGGGTATCATGTATTGAATTTACAAACGGTGGTATTTGATGCGGATCATGAACAGAAAATCACCGTTGATTATATAAAGACAGCTGGATATAAAACGCTAGATGATGAAAGCGGACTACCGGCAGAACTAGAAACATTGTTAGTTGACTATATCGTGTATCGTGTAATGAATATGGACATATCCGGTATTACTTCCAATATGGTAAATGCATTACAAACAATTAACAGTGGACTAGGTGAAAATGATTGTATTATAGCGGAAGGGTATTGGGATTATGGTTGTAAAAGAACTGATTACTCTGGTTAATGTTGAAAGTAACGAAATACTAGATGAACAATTAGAATATATCCAGTACATTAACGCCGCTATTGATTGGCTAACTACTATATTGGTTAGCATTAAAGACCGCGAAGTAGTTAAGAATACGGATATACCAAACTTAAAAGCCGTACCGTCAGACTTTATGGGGTTCGTTCCAAAGAGTGGCTATCCTATCCGCATCATTAACGGAACGTTTGAAACGTATGACGGGGAAGCAGTAAAGGGCGTGTTTTATAGCGTGCGTAAAAACCACGTTGATGATATGGACGATCCTATTCCGTTTTCTGAATTCTTTTATCAATATCTAGTGCAGCTTATATCTTTCATGGTGAAGAAAAAATCCCTTATGACTGATTATGCTGCCTATGATAAGACCTTTATTGACTACATCACGGAACAAATTAAAGTGGCAAGGGGTATTACATAATGGGCGTAAAACAGGTAGCAACAACAAACGGTTTCCGGTTGGGCCTTGACTGGTCGAACCCGCCCGAAAATATAGATGTACAAGCCTTAACACAAGCATTACAATGCGAATTTGACAGTACAGACAATGCATTGCGTACCGTTCCGGGGGTTAGGACATTATATGAATTTACCGACAAGATAGAAACGCTATATTATGATGTGTATCGTAAACGGTGGTACTTCTCGTCCGGTAATAGTTTGTATGAAACTGATTTTAGCACACATAAATTACTAGGCACATTAAGTGGTATACAAAAGCCGAAATACCATGCCTTTGGCGGTGATATTCTTATCGCAAGTGGTGATAAATTACAAGCCATAAGCGGTTCTGGTAAATTGATTACCGTTGAAAGCCCTCAATGTGATGTGGTATCAAGTCATTCTGGGCGTGTATTAATAGCTTCTATATATTCGCATAGGTTGAATTGGTCGGCGGTTGGTGATTATCAATCATGGACACATAACAGTAACGATGCTTCAAGTAGCCAATATGTTGATGTGGGGTATAAAGACCAAGGCAGCATTATTGCGGTTGACTTCTTAACTCGTGCAATTATCGTATACAAAGAATATGGGCGTGTATATCAAGTAGTTGGCACACCAGACGATAATAATTTGACTGTATACCCGCTATCCTCTACGGGATATTGTAGCGGTTCAACTTTGAGTATCGATGATAGATCATACTATCTAGGTGAACAAGGGTTTAGGTCATTCATGCCTACAAACACATATGCAGAAATACAACCGTTTGAAACTGGGTTAAACATTAATTCGTACCTGTTTAAGTACATCACAAAAGATTGTGAGATGTGGCACGTTCCTAATCGTAAGCAATTATGGATAAAGCCATATAATGGTGTTGGCGTGTTTATCTATCACTATTTACCACGCTATAATGACGGCCGAGGAGTATTCACGGCACGTAGATTTACACACAATATACATTCTATTGTAAGTATAGAAAAAGATGTGTATGTAGCGTATGGCAATAAAATCGGGATACTTGATGAAAGCATTGATACTGATGATGGCGTACAAATAGAAACATCTATAGTAAGCGGTAATAGGCTTGCAAGCGGTCAATTTATTCTAATAATGAACTATAATTTTATTACTCATAACATCATTAACGGATACGGCACAATAGGAATTTCAAACAAAAAGCCTAAGCTTATATCTTTTGCTAGTAAAACGATGAAAACCTTTTATGCAACCATAAAAACGGCAACGGCTAACATAAAAATGAATGCCAACGAATACACAAAAGAGCATAAAATTGGCGGCGGTGCAAATCGAAACGTACAGTTTAAAATCTTTGTAAAAAAAGGTGCTATATCGTTAAGACAGTTAGATTACATATATGAGGAAGTATAAATATGGCATATAAAGAAAAGTATCCTTTGGACATCACACCGCAAGGGGATACGGTACAAGATAGTATCCGTAAAAATCGTGATGAAATGCTAAATATTGCCAAAGGTATCGACTTAAAAGCTGGTGGCGGTGGTAATAGTGGTGGTGGCGTACTACGAAATAGAGTGTTGAGCGGGAAGGTCGGAAATGGTGAATATTCGTTTCTGATTGGCGATAATCTAAGCGTAATAATTGACGGCAGTCAAACACCTGTTCTATTGGCGTTTGCCGACGGGTTCGATGATAACGGTAGCGTTGATTATATGGCAACTGTAACCACGAAAATGAGCGCATGGAGTTTGCCAGCGCGTTCAACATCGTATTTGTATGTGGAGCGTTCTGCAACTGGTGCGTTAAGTTATGGTAGCACAACGGTTGAGCCACTTCGCCAACCTAATACACCTAAAGCCGAAATGGATAAAATGTATTACAATACAATCGCTGATAAGATGTATCTGTATAATGGCGTTCAATGGAAATTAGTACAACGCATCATTGTTGCAATTGTAGTAACAGATAGTACATCGATTAAAAGTATCAAATACTACCGCCCGGGGTTTAGCGGCGATGTAATGGCGGATAAATCTATCACTAGCGAAAAAATCGGGGATAAAGAAATAAAAGGTGCTAATATTGCCGATGAGCAAATAGAAAGCAAGCATCTGGCAAAGAGTATCAATGATTTATTTGCAGCGGTGAAGAAAGATATTGAAGATTTAAAACCAAAGATTGATAGCGTATTATCAAAAGCCTATCCAGTAGGTGCGATATATTGTAGTACCGTAGAAACTAACCCGCATGATTTGTTTGGGTTTGGTACATGGGAATATATCGAACAAGGGCGTGTTTTATTATCGCAAGGCAATAAATATAGTGCAGGTAGTACTGGTGGCGCAGAAACACATACATTGACAGTAGCAGAAATGCCAAGTCATAAACATGGGGACACTACTGGAGAAGGTGGCGCACATACTCATACAGGTGTTGCAAAAACCTCTGGAGAACATACCCATACATGTGAAATCGCTGATTATGGAAGTGATTTTAAAACTAGAAAGTTCTGGGAAGAAAAACAATCTTCTAGAACTGCACTCAAAACCACTGAAATAATGAATATTAAAAGCGGTGGAGAGCATACTCACGATATCCAAATAGATAACAGCAAAAATCATACACACATCATCAATAGCGAAGGTGGCGGACAAGCGCATAATATTATGCAGCCGTACTTATCTGTATACATGTGGAAGCGGGTGGCCTAATGAAAACGGATAGCCTTGAAAACATGATAAAGGACTATGAACGTAGAACGGGCGAACGTGTAGACCTAAGCGGGTACTATTTCGATGAAAATAACAACTACAAAGACAAATACAACTATTATTTCAAATACTTCCCTAATGCGGGGTTCTTATTCTGGACTATCAATGAATATGAAGGCGTAAGATATTTTACGATCTGGCAAACATACGGGGATATGAAAGTAATCGGAAAATATATTGTTGATGTAATGAAGTTAAACGATTTAGACATTATCGTTACGGCTACACATCGCAGCGTTAAAGGGTTCATTAAGAAGTGGAAAATGGAACGCGTTCCAACTATGGACTATGTATATAATGGGTTCAATTATAAAGTGCTAAAGACTGTTAGAAAACATCTTGAAGCTACTTTGTAGAAAGGAAAAGCATGTTTATATTTGACTTGCAATTATTTGGCGGTGGCGGTAAAAAATCAAAGGTAAGTAGCATTGATGCAAAACTTCCTACCGCTACCGCAGAAGAAAAGGAATTGCTAAAAGGGCAAATTGGTTGGATAAACGGAACTAACCAAAGCGCCAATACGTTGCAAGGCATGGGGGATACAGCACTAGGCAATGTGATTACACCGGCATATAAAGATATGTTCAATCAGTATCTAGGCACTAATCAAAACAATCAAAATGCGATTGGTGCGTTACAAAATCAGATTTCAAGTGCTGGTGCGCAGAACCTAACCGACAACACAAAATACGCTAATCAGTTAGCGACAAGCGTTGATAATATGAACAATACGGCAAGCCAATTGGCGAATGAATATAGCGGAGCATTATTGCAAAATCAAAATGCAATGAACGCTATTACAGCGGGCCAATTGCCTACTGCATACCAAGAAGCACGCCAAAAGGCACTAAACAATGATTTAGAAAGCACATTAGGTAGTGCAGTAACCGGGCTTGCAAGCCGTGGCATTATCAATTCTTCACAAGCAGATACTGCTATTAACAATATCAGTAAAAATGCATCTAACACATTAGCAGCACAATACGCCCAAGACCTTAACCAAGCGGCAGGGCTTAACACCCAAGCACTTAATAATAATTTAAGTGGAATAGGCGCTAAAATGGGGCTATGGGGGAATACATATAATAACCAACAAAATGGGATAGTAAACCAAGCTAATTTGATGAACCAAGGATATACTAATCAAATGAGCAACGCAGGAACGGCCGCCGGGCTAGTTGGCCAACGTGAAGGGTTAGCACAAAACCCAATTAACACGGGCGCAACCACACAAGAAGCAGCAATTCAACCGGCGAAAGATTACTATTCTATGGCACAACTTAATAACGCGGATCAGGAAGATTTATTGAACCGCTACATGACGTTACGATATGGGTTAGCTAGCCCAGCACAAACAACAGTACGCCAAGGTAGTGGCGGTTTCTTTGGAGGGTTTATGAAAGGTTTTTGCTTTGTAGCAGGCACAGAAATTGCAACACCGGAAGGTGGGAAAGCAATTGAAACATTTAAAGCGGGTGATGCCGTTATTTCACTTGATGCGGTAAATGATGTAATTGAAATGCATGATATGGGCGAACATGAAACATATATGCTATCTACTGAAAATTGCACAGTACCAACTACGGCAAGTGAAAAGGTATTAACTCCGGAAGGATTGAAAGTAGTTGAAAGCCTTGTAATTGGTGAACCAATTATGACCGTGCATGGATATCAGCCTGTAACGCAATGCGAACCAACCGGAAAAACTGAACAGGTTTACGAATTGCAATGTACTGGTGATAATCTATTCTATGCCAACGGCATTATGGCAGAAGGTATCAATGAAGATGAACTGCAAGCCATTAAAGACAAATTAAATAGTAATGAAGATTATGATAATAAAGGCACTAAAAAAACAAGCAAAAAAGGCAGTAAGAAAAATACTGAGAAAGTAGAGGAATAACACAATGGGAGTTATTTATTTACAAGACTTTGAACCGTGGGCAGCCGTTGGCGAACTAGCCGGACAATATGCCTCGCATCGTCTAGGTGCATTGCAAAATAATAACATGGCGAAAGGGTATCAAAGCATGTTAAATGGTGATGCTCAACAAGGGCAAGGGCAGTTGCAAGTGATTGATAACCAAAATAGAAATGCAATACAGATGCAACCGACACAATTTAACTCCGCGCAATATGTAAATGATGCAATGCGGAACAATTCCGTAGGCGCTCAAATGGTGGCGCAACATAATGGGTTATGGGGGCAACCTGGACAAGTGGCACAAACACCACAACCGGCAGCACCTGTACAAGCTAATACAGATGCACCAGCGGTGGCAACGCAACCACAACAAAGTACCGGCTTATGGAATTTTCAAAATCTAAACAATACCGGCATTGGCGTACCTCAAACGTACCAAGACATGGTACAACAACGGGGTACTAATTTTTTTCACCAAGCGCCCAATTTGGTAAGCGATGGTAATACCGAAAAGGATAAAGCGCAAGGACAATACGCCATTCCGGATAAAGCAAGTCTAACCACAGAGGCCCGCAAACGATTGGGTGCTAACACATTAGCACTAGTCAAAGCGGGCTTTGACTTTAAAACCGCGCAAGGGCTTGCAAGCGAACAATATCAAAGCGATATCAATTCGATGTATGCGCAACAAGTCAACGAATACCAAGAAAAGGTATTGGAACCGATGCGCCAACAAATCATGAACAATCTTGTATTTACGCAAGATAAAGACGGCAACCCGGTTGTAGATACATACAATACAAAACGAGTTAAGGGGTTAGCGCCAGCCGTTGCAAGATATAATTATCTAGCAAGTAAAGTAGGCGCTGGCACTATTGATATGAATAACTTGAATAGCATTGCAGCGCTTGATAAACCAGATTATAAATTTAGCAGCGCACAAAACGGCCATATTGTACGCTACAACATGGGCGACGGTACTATTCAAGATATGGGCGGTTATGGCAAGGTTGAAACAAAACAATTTGCGAATGGCCAAGTTATCGTAATGACGCCAGACGGCCAAATGAAAAATATCGGTAATTTCGGGGCCAAGAACATTAAAGTTTTACCCGACGGTAAAACATATATTGTTGGTACAGACGGCAGCATGAAATATGTAGGTACACATATTAAACCGGCAACGGCTACACATACAGGTACAAGCGGTTATAATGCGCAAGTATTAAGAACTTTATCCGCGCAGCATACTGCATGGGTAAAAGCTAACCCGGATAAGGCAGAAACAGAAAGTCCTTATTATGGGCAATTACAAAGCGCATTAAGCGGTGCGCCTACTGGTGGCGGTGGTGCTGGAGCGCCAACGGTTAAACGTCAACCGACATATTCAAGCGAAGAACAAGCAGCAGTATCCAAGCGAATGAATGAACTATCAGCGCAAGGCTGGAGCGACGATCAGATAGCGGCGGAACTTGATGCGGCCGGATACGGCAATTATAAATCGTGGTTAAAATCTTATTAATAAAAGGGGTAGACTATGGGTGCGTTTGATGATATTACAAGCCAATACGGCAAGGCAGCTGGAAACGGCAACGCCTTTGAAGATATAACAACCGAATACGGTGATGATGTAGGCAACGCGCCCAAGCCTACATTATGGGATAGTGTTAAAAATAATGCCGAATATGTTGCTAATGGCGTTAAAAACAATATTGAATGGATTGATAAAACAGGCAAAGAAATTAATGATAATGTAATGAATACATTATCAAATTGGAAAGATGATGTAGTAAATAAAGCAAATAATCTAAGTAGGGAGTATTCACAAAGTGCTGCTAATGCCCTTGAAGCTAATGGAGATAATTTTTCGGCCTTTGATGATAACGGCGACTTTATAGAAGGACATGAAACGCCCGGCCTAAACAAAGCAAGAGTAGAGGCATACGATACCGCAATTGGTAAGCCGGCTGGATATATAGCTATGACGCCGTACGTACCGCCAAAAGTCAAATTGGTTGCAGGTATATTGGCTGCCCCAACTGTTATTGGTAACGCAGCCGAAATGTACGATGCCAATGCAACGGCAGAAAACGAAGGAACGGCACCGGACGGGGTATTAGGGAATAAATATGTTGCTACGGCAAAAAATGTTTTAGTAGATCCGATTACGGAACCGGTTGGGCGTTTAGTTGATGATCCGGGCGAGTTCGCAAAAAATATAGCCATGAACCCTACGAATTTATGGGACGATGTATTTATACCGGTTGGCATGGTTAAAGGCGTAATGCCTAAAAAGGTAACTGGTGCCATTGGCGAACGTGTAGGGCGTGTTGGCGAACATATCAAAGAAAAGGCATCTAATGCGTTTGAAGATATCGGGGAACGCTTTAATAAGAAAGAACCAAGCATGCAAGAAGGTGTGTTGTACAACGCTTTTGAAGATGTTCCAGTACCGGAAGAAACTGCAAATGCAGTAGAACCGCGTGCATATGCAGAAGATGCATTGAACGGCCAAGCCTATGAGGGAGAAACAGGGAATATCCAAGCGGATATATATAACCGATATCGTCAAAACGGATTAAGCGACGTTGAAGCGGCGGGCATGACTGGTAATATTGGCGCTGAAAGTAGTTTTAATACCACCATAACAAGTGGCGACGGCTACGGTTCCCGCGGTTTGGTTCAATTTACTGGGGATAGATTGAACGGTGAAAAAGGCTTGTTGAAATTTGCCGAAAGTAGAGGGCTAGACCCATGGGATTGGAGAACGCAAGTTGATTTCAGCGTATGGGAATTGCACAACACGGAAAGCGCAGCACTTGAAGCAATGCGCGCAAGACCAGATGCAACACCGGCAGAAATGGCTAAAATTATCCGTGAAACCTACGAACGCCCAGACCCTTCCGTTGCTCGTGATAATGTTCGCGCTCAAATTGCAGAAGAAACATTTAATGGGAACTATGGGAAATATGAAAATGGGCCACGTGATACATCATTTAAAGATAGCAGCCTAGATCCAAATCGTGTTACACGTGATGAACCATTCAAAGATGAATTTGTAGAACATGAAACTGTAAAAGGTGAAGAACCGCATACAGATTTGAATAGTTTTGTTGAAAATGCCGAAAATAAAGCAGTTAAAAACGAAGATTTAGGTATAAACTATCAAGGCGAAGGCGAAACGGCCCGTACAGGCGAAATATACGAATTACAGCCAGAAAACCGCATGAATACTGACTTTGTAGAGGGTGAAAAACCTAGAATTCAAGAAAACGCGATTGAAAATGATGTAAATAGTAAATTTAGATACGAAGAAGATACGCCAAACGTAAGTTTGAAAAATGCTATTGATGATTTGCCATTGAAAGCGCGTGAAACAATCGTAAATGAATTAAAAGACGTTGTAAAAAATGATGCATCTGAAACACGATTTACAGAATTAGAAAATAAAGTACATTCTAATACGGAAATTTTGCAAGACTTGAACCGTGCAACAAAGCCGGATATTCCAAAAGCGGAACTTGATGCGGTGAAAGTTAAATTGTCAGAAGCATTAGACGTACCAGTTGAAGCATTGAACCATGAATACATGGAACGTGTTCGTACTGATCGCGCTGCCGAACTTATTGCAGATACGCAAGAATTAAAAACGTTAAAAGTAGAACCGACAGAAGGTGGCGTGAGTGCATACGCGCAGCAGCCTAGCCAACTACTTGAACACGCTACGCATGAACAAGTACACGAAGCCATTGTAAAAGCCTTTGACGGTAACGAAGCAATGGCAAATCGCTATTTGGAAAGTAAAGGCGTTAAACCTACAGAACCATTACAATATAGCGTAAGGGGCAATGAAACGCCGCATACTGGCGTTGATGAAGTAGAGCGATTAGGGCGAAGCGTAACACGTAAAGAAATCATAGATGCAGTTAATACCTTGTTTAACCAGCGCATTAAAAGTGGCCGTTTGGGTAAAAAAGGCGTTGGCGGCTGGTACAATACATATACCGATGTCATTCGTAGCGGTAATTATGGCGATTTCCGCGTTATCATGCATGAACTGGGGCATTATGTAGATAACTATTTTAAATTTAGTAATGAACCGCGTTTTAACAACGAATTTAATCGTGTAGTACAAGACCGTTTCGGAAAAGCGTACAACAAGTTAGGCATGGAAGGTATACGTGGCGAAGGATATGCAGAATTCTTTCATGATTACGTAAGCGACCGCGCCAAAGCTAAACGCGAATTTCCAGAATTTTATAAACATTTCACGGAAGCGATTGCGAAAGAACCGGAATTAAACGGTATTACCAATAAATTATCTCAACTGGTTCATGAATGGCACCGTCAAGGCGGGGCAGAACGTGTAAAGGGTAGCATTTCGTTTGAGAGTAAAGGTAAAGTGAGCCAAGCTATTGATGCGGTTAAACGTGGTGAAACGCGCGACTTTATCAAAAAAGCGATGAGCGATGTATACACTAAATTAATTGATGAATTAAACCCGTTAAAAGATTTGGTTGAGCAAGTCGAACGTGAAACGGGTGAAAAAATTTCGTTTGATGATAATCCGTATATGCAAGCGTGGCTGGCGCGTGGTTGGGCCGGTAAGGCTGAAACGTTAATAGAACACGGTGCGCCAGAACATAAAATACCAGCGTTTAAAGATATTATTAAAGATATTGGAAAGAATGAACATAAAGATTTTTCCGCATATCTGGTGGCGCTGCATGATTTAGACCTACATAAGAACAAACAAAAAGCAACGTTTACATACACGGAAGATGCTGCCGTATTAGGTAAGCACGCCGGAAATGAACGCTTTCAAAAGGCCGCCCAAGAAATCTATAAATATCAAGATTATTTGTTAGGTATGCTTGTTAAAGAGGGTATGTTGACGGCTAAAGCGTATCATACAATGCGCAAAATGTACCCGCATTACATTCCGTTTTTCCGCGATATGTCAGATGTAGGCATGCAATCGTTCTTATCTGGTGGCAAGGGTTTTATTGATGTATCTAGTCCGGTAAAACGGTTAAAAGGTAGTACGCGCGATATTATAGATCCGTTGGAAAGTATTGTTAAAAATACATTCCAATTCTATAACGCGATAGAACGCAATCACGTTGGCCGTACATTTGCGAAATTAGCCGATAAAAAAGGCGTAGGGCAAATAGTGGAACGTGTAAAGGGTGATAAGGCAAAAACGGATAATACGTTTAACGTTTGGGAAAACGGCGAAAAAGTAACGTATGAAACAACACCGGAACTTATCGAAACTATGCGCATGCTGGATAAAGAACAATCAAACATGATTATGAAGATTTTATCTTATCCGGCAAGTTGGTTACGCGCTGGCGCTACATTATCACCAGAATTTATCTTGCGGAACCCTGTACGTGATATGATAGGCGCGGCAATTTACTCTAAACATGGTTTTATTCCTGTTGTTGATACTTTCAAAGGTTTAGCTTTATACCTAAAGAAAGGACAAACATATTGGGAATATAAGAAATCTGGGGCAGCACATGCGGCAATGGTATCCTTAGACCGCGACTATTTAGGCGGTCAATTACGCGACATTATGAAGCGTGAAAGCAAGTTTACGAAGCTAATTAAAAACCCTATTGAAGCATTGCGCGCTATGAGTGAAGCAACAGAAATGGCAACACGATTGGCAGAATATGACAATGCACGAAAGGGTTATACTGGCGTTGGTAATCGCTTATTCGGTAAAGATAGAAAGCCGTTATCAGCACGCGAAGCAGCACTAGAAAGCCGTGATATTACGTTAGATTTTAGCCGTAGAGGTACGCACACAAAGAAAGCTAACCAAGTAATAGCTTTCTTTAATGCAACAATTCAAGGCGCAGACAAAATGGCCCGTGCGTTTAAAGAAGATCCGCGCGGTATGACGGTTAAAACTATGCTTTATATCACACTACCAAGCGTTATGTTATGGTACATGAATAAAGATGATGAGCGATACCAAGAATTACCACAATGGGAAAAAGATACATTCTGGATAATTCCTGGTAAAGAAAATATGTATAGAATTCCTAAACCGTTTGAAGCTGGGGTATTATACGGTACGGCGTTTGAACGCATGCTACAGTATATGGACGATGCGAAAAACAATCGTAAGGGCGTAGGTTTTAAAGGTTTCGGGGATCGTGTTTTTGATAGTTTGGCGCCGAGTTTTATGCCTACCGCCATGATACCTATTGTTGAAGCAACAACCAATTATTCACTATTTAGACAACGCAATATCATTCCGCAATCTCAAGAAAATTTACCAGCACGCCTACAGTACGGCGCTAATACTAGCGAAGTAGCAAAATTCGTAGGCGATAAAATAAACGTTTCACCGTATATTGTAGATAACACAATAAGAGGGTACGGTGGCGGCCTTGCTGGGTTAGGTTTGAACGCAGTTGATGCGGTATCTGGTGCAAAAGAAAACAATGCATCTAAGAAGTGGTATGAAGCGCCGGGATTAAGAGGGTTTACGGCGGCACCTTATCAATCATCTAATAGCGTACAACGTATATATGATGATTATAAGGAGCAAGAAAAGCTACATAATGAGTTCAAATTAACAGGGCAACGGCCGGAAGGATACGATGCTAAAGAATTTGCAAAACTCAAAAATGCAAGTAATAGCCTTAAAAACTTAAATAAAGCATCTAAGGCTATTATTAATAATGAACGCATGAGCGGCGAACAAAAGAGGGAACAACTAGATAAAATTAATATGAGAAAAGCTAATATAGCGCGTAGCGTATATGGCTTAGGTAAGGTTAAATGAGGGGTAAGTAATGGATCATTTCACTAGGTTTTTTGTTGAAGGTTGGAACTCTTTAACAGATAGTTTTTTATTAAAAGTTTTACTAAGTGGCGCCGGTGCATTGGGTATGTGGCTAATTCATATAAAACACGTTCAAATATTGGGCGTGTTTATTTTATTGGTATTCGTTGACTTATTCACCAAATGGGCGGCAATTGCTTATAGAATGTTGGTTGATGAATACAAATATAATGCCGATGAAATTGCAGTTTGGGAAAAATACCGTGCAATACCGTTAGCGTTTGATAAGGGTTTGATTTCGAGCCGATACATGCGAAAAGGTTTTGTGTTTAAAGTGGCGACATACGTCGCCGCTACACTTGCCGCCTTTTTATTCGATGAAATGAGCGGTCAAAAGCAATTCGCGGTATCGTTGGTATGGCTATATCTTGGTTCGTGTGAATTCCTATCCATTATGGAAAACCTACGCGACGGCGGAAATGTTATGCTAGGTAAATTTTTAGATTTGGTTAAAACTAAAATTGAAAACAAAGTTAAATTATAGGGGGGTACCATGAGGGGTATTGATGTAAGCGAAAATAACGGTGTAGTTGATTGGGGCGCAGTCAAGGCTAATGGGTTTGATTTTGCTATTATCCGCATTGGTTATGGCCGCGGCAATTTAGATAGTGAATTTTATAACAACGTAAACGGCGCAATAAACGCAGGTTTAGCTATTGGCGTATACCATTATTCCTACGCTATAAATGAAGAACGTGCAGCGGACGAAGCAGAATTTGTATTGAATACATTGAACGATGCCGGCCTAACTGTTGACAAGTTGCCTATGGGCGTATGGTTCGATATGGAAGATGCGGACGATTACAAGGCAAATCGTGGTATGCCAACCGGCCAACAATTAACAAATATTTGTAGTGTGTTCATCAATAAATTGTGGCAAGCTGGATATGTTAATACTGGTTTGTACGCTAGCTATGATTGGTTAGTGAATGTATTAGACGTTAGTCAATTAGGCGGTTGCGCTATCTGGTGCGCACAACTTAATAACCAATGCGACTATGAAGGGGCCAATTTGTGGCAATACACGTTCAGCGAAAACATCGAGGGCAAGGAGTTTGATGCCGATTTAGTAATGAATTGGCCTATTTAATAGGGGGTAATTATGGATACTATCATTCAATTATTAAGGCGATATGCGCCCGTAATCACCGTGGCAGCACTTGTGCTACTGGTGGTGGTAGTTGGCTTATTTTGTTACAAAATGGCTTATACAAAGAAATTGCAAGAGCCTGTTATCCTCAATCAAACAGTAGCGAAAACTCCGCAGAAACTGGCGGATACGTTAAAAATAACGCCAAAGGAAGCAACGGAAGTAATTGCGTATAAGGAAACCGCGCAGCCGGTAGCAACATATTATACACAGGCGCCAACGCTACATGATGCGGCAGTAGTTACGAAAAATGCTATTAAGGATAAATCGCCGAATATTCCAAAGGAAGCTATAGAAAAAAGCGATAGAACCGCGGTAGTAGAAAATGACGAAGCCCAAAAAGTTGACGTGTATAAAATCAATTTAGACAAACCGCATAGTATATTAGCTGGTGCAACTGTAATGAATAATGGCGAAATATACGAAACTATCGGGTACGAAGATAAACGCATTCAAGGGCTTGCACACTTTAAAGGAACAGAATTTAAAGGCGCATCGGCATTGGTTAAAGTTGTAAGATGGTAGGTGATCCATATATCTCCGAGTTGCACGGTTTGCAACAATCAACTATTAGTTGTCAGTTGGAAAGTATTAATTTATAACTGAAAGGAATACTATTATGGCTAAAATTTTTGAATTTGAAGGTAAAAAACACATGTTCGCGGAAGATATCGAACCAAATGCAGAAGGCTTATACATGGCTACATTAAAGGATAGCGACAATGTAACTTGTGAAATGTATTTTATTAATGGCAAGTTGCATCGATTAGTGGAATTAAAAGAAACAAAATAATATACAAAAAATAGGGGTGCTACATCAGCACCCCTTTATTTTTATTTGACGGCAAAAATACGTCAAAAATTCAGAAATAGAACATAATATTTTGTGTAAATATTATTACTACAACGAATTATTAATGCAATTATTTACTATAATATATAACCTCGTGGATAAAACCATACAAATAGGGTATAATAAGGTGATATACAATGGTTTGTAATAGAAAGGAACTCATCCATGAGAAAAGCCTTAAAA